CTTGTCAAATAATTGAAATACAGTATGGAGATAAGTGTATAGAAGAAGATATTATACGTAAAGATAATACATAACCAATATTTGCATTTCGCAAATACATTATAATTAAAGGAAATACAACATGACTAATGAATTAGAAATCGAAACGCCTGATACTGATACTCAAGCTGAAACACAAAATGAATTTGTAACAGTGACATTAAATATTCATCAATTGAATGTGATTGCTACGTGTCTTCAAGAGCTTCCGCATCGCGTCGCCGCCCCAATTTTACAAAGTTTAATACAACAGGCGCAAGAACAATTACAAGCATAATTACTCGAAAGACATAAAGTCATTCTAACACATTTCTCTGTTGTTGTACACCAAAAAGTGATACAATAAGCATATTATAAATAGAAATAAACGAGGAATACGATGGCAACTCCTACTACAAAAGCAACATTTAAAGAGTATTGCCTTCGAAAGCTCGGCAAACCAGTCATTGAGATTAACGTCGACGATGATCAGGTCGATGATCGTATCGACGAAGCGATTCGTTACTGGTATGACTATCACTTTGATGGTTCAGAAAAAATATACTATAAGCATGCGATCACAGATACTGATGTCACAAACAAGTATATTACTCTTCCAGAAAATATCATCGGAGCAGTCAGCATCTTCTCGATGGGAGATCCTTCGATAAGCTCTGACGATCTTTTTAATATTCGTTATCAGATAGCTTTGAATGATATTTATACCTTGACAAATGTATCTCTCGTTCCTTACTATATGGTCATGGAACATCTTGCACTTATGACAGAGCTTTTAGTCGGCAAACAACCGATTCGATATTCACGACATAAAGATCGTCTACATATCGATATGGACTGGAACACAGTTGCCGTCGGCTCATTCTTACTTGTAGAAGCTTACGAAGTCGTTGATCCAGAAACTTATACGGATGCATATAACGATCGTTGGCTTCAAAACTATGCCACGACTCTCATTAAAGAACAATGGGGTTCGAATCTTACGAAGTTTACTGGCATGACTTTACCAGGTGGAGTACAGTTTAATGGAGAGAAAATATATAATGACGCGGTAGATGCAAGAACTAAGATGGAACAAGAAATGATTTCATCTTATTCCCTTCCGGTTCTTGATATGATAGGTTAACTCTGTGACAACCAATTTCTATTTCAACAACTTTACAAATAGTCAAGAGCAAATCTTAATTGAAGATTTGGTTCTTGAGTCGATTAAGATATATGGTCACGATGTCTTCTATTGCCCACGTACAATTATAGAAAAAGATGAAATATTCGGCGAAGATGCTATGTCAGCATATAACAGTAATTATTTAATTGACATGTATATTCGTAGTTATGAAAGTTACGAAGGTGACGGCCAGTTCTTGTCAAAGTTTGGTCTTGAAATCAGAGATCAAGTCACATTTACAGTATCAGTTCGCAACTTTGCGGATGAAATCGGCAATCTTGAGATGATTGATCGGCCCCAAGAAGGAGATTTGATTTATCTTCCAATGGCAGATCGTTTAATGTATGTGAAATATGTCAATAAAACTCCTGTTTTTTATCAGATGGGTGCCATTCAGATGTATGATCTTGTTTGTGAGATGTTTGAATATAGCGGTGAGCAATTGAATACTGGAATCAAGGCTATCGATGATATCGAAAGAGATCTTAGCTTGGCTCTCGATGTATATGGAATCACGACTACCGATGGATTTCTTTTGGTTACACAAGAAGGAGATGCTATCATACAAGGTAGTTATAATTTTGTTACACAAGCCGGAGATTCTTTCGAAGATAATACAGAATTCGAAACAGAAGGCGATAATATCCTTGACTGGACGCAAGTTGATCCGTTTAGCGAAGGACAAGTATAATGTTTGGAAGAACATGGAATCATGACAGTCTAAGAAAATACATTATCGTATTTGGCACCGTCTTTAACGATATCTACATCAATCGTTTGAGCGCAACTAACGAAGTACTTCAGACTTTAAAAGTTCCTCTCACATACGGACCAAAAGAAAAAGTTCTTGCGAGGCTTGATCAGAATCCAGAAATGTTAAATCAAGTTGGTATTGTTCTTCCTCGTATTTCTTTCGAGATGACAACATTAGAATATGATTCTACTCGTAAGTTAAATACGCTGAATAAACTGACCAAGCAATCTGCTACCGCTGGCACAGATGACGAAGTTAAGTATCAGTACCAACCAGTTCCTTATGATATGCAATTCGAGATGAATATCTTAGTCAAAAATGCAGAAGATGGCACAAGAATTGTAGAACAGATTGTACCATATTTTAC